TCGTGCTGCCTGATTGTGCTGTAAATGTATTTGCAGTAAATTGAAAATCATCAGCTCCTGCAATTTTAATATCTATTTGATCGTCTGTATCTGCTGTAATACTTGTATCCGCATCAGCATCTAAAATAAATTCATTACCATCTAAGTCATGATCTCCAGTAGATCCAATACCTGTATCAACCATGTTTGGATTAGTAGCGTGATCAGCTGTGGCATAAACAATTTTAGTTCCTTTATCAGTAGTGCCCCAAGCAACAGTACTTCCTGATCCAGAAACATATTTAAATGTAAGTGTGTGTCCTGATGATGCTGTACCATTAACTAAAATGTACATCTGTTGAACATCTAAAGGAATAGTAACTGTAGAATTAGCACTCATCGTTCCAGTGAATTTTATAATTCTATGTGAAAGAGTTGCACCTGTAGATCCATCAGAAACAGACAATGTAGTAGTAGTTGTTACAGCTTGTTCAACATATCCACCAACCATCTGTTCAATGATTTGTAAATTGGTATTAGTTGTACTACCCCATGTACCGGCATTCTCGCCGGTTGTCATTAGTTCTGTACCAAGACCTGTATAACTTGATGCCATTAAGCGCTCCCTACAAATACTTCAACATCACAAGAATCTGTATCAGCAAGTGCTGTGATATCGACTAAATCGTTTAATGATACTGTAATTGCAGAACCAGCTGCATGCATAGTATCTTTAACTCCACCACTATTATCACCTGGATAAATAAACGAGTGACCAGCGTCTACCTTCATACAAAACTCTGTACTGTCTTCATCTCTAAATGTTAATGTAAGATGATTTGTTGAATCTAAATTTGTAATTCTAATATATCTAACATCATCTTCATCAAACTGACCTGCTAAATAACTTTTTGATAAGTCTGTTGAAGAAGCTGTAGCAAAACCTAACAACCCTGTTTCAGTAGTTGATATGGTAACTATTCTTTTAACAATTTCATTAACACTTGAAATATCTAACGATCTTTCGCTGTTGTAACTATTATTGTTAAGTGTGATTTCTTCTATTACTTTAGTTGTTAGTGTTGCCATTATTTTTTACCCGTCTTAGATTCTATTTCTTTTTCTATTCTTCTACTTTTAGCTTTTATTTTTAATTTTTCCAACTCACTCTGCTCTTTTCTCCACTGTTTAAAAATTTTTGCAGAAGCCTCATTTCTAGCTTTAGTGCCTTTACCTGCAACTGTTTTTAAAAATTTTACAGCTCCCATTCCTAATGTTTTAAGTGTCATTTTTTCTCCTTACGGTGTCGGAGACTGAACGGGTATACGTGGTTCGCCGTCCGTATAGTCGTCTCGTCTTCGTCTACCTAATTGTTCTCCACCGAATTTTTGCACTTCGGTTTGATATTTTTGTTCATATAATTGTAGCATATCCATTGGGCCTTTTAAATAGCTAAATGCTTCTACCAAGCAGGCATATAAAAGTCCATTGCCAAAATTTAAACTTAAAAAAGTTGTAGTATTAGCTGAACTCAATCCTAAAGGTCTAGCATTATAATGTAGTTTATACATAAAACCTGAAGAAGGTGTTGGAACAATTGTTATTCTTCCTGAAGAAGAAGCTCCAGCTCCCGTTGCTCCTCCAGACATTGCATAATATTTTGGTGTGCCAGTAGTCGTTTCAGCTGCATCATACTCTCTTAAGTAGCTAATATCTTTCTTTTCCAGCCAGCTGTTAGCTCCAGTTGCAGCAGTTGTTGATGTATAAACCTGTATTCCTCTAACAAATAAAGTTCCAGCTGGAGCATAAACATTATCTTTTGAAGCAACCAAATTGCCAATTACTTCTTTTCTATCTGCATCAATTGGAACATCTCTTTGAATTCTTAATTCTGAATTATCTATAAACTGATCTGTAATTGTACTTGATAATACAGAAGTTCCAACTTCAGTATAGTTTAAAATTGCTGTTGTAAGTGTTGAATATGTAAATCCTGCCATTATGCATTTAGAGTCGCTGGTCCTACCGAGACCGGAAACCCTCCTCCTATAATTCCTCCAGTTGTAGCAGTGTTAGTATCTACAGTGAAATAAAACCAATCGTCTGTAAAATCTGTATCTCTAGAGCCACTAACATACTTGCCCGTAGTAATAGCATAGCCTGCCGCTTTTGCAATATTAGAGCCTGCTATGCCATCAAAGGACGCTGGATTTGCATAATCTCCTGCAATTGTTGGCGTTCCTCTAAATCTATAAGTATCTCCATTCGTTAATCCATGATTTGGAGTATTAACATTAATTATGCCTGATGAAGCCGCGTACGTGGTAAACGGATCATGGATCAATAATGATGAAACATCCTTTTCTGTTCTATCTGTTCTTGAATTTCTTAAAGCTTGTGCATCTCCACCATGTGGTTTAGGGGACAGTTGTGGTTGTTTAGGTTCATATTCAGAGATATGAACAAACATTCCATTCCACTCTTTAACCATTTCATTATATGGAAATGCCATTCCTGATCTGTCTGATATTGCCTGTGCGTATTTTCCTCTTGAGTATGCCATTATATATTCGGGTAATAATTTTTCGGAGTTATATAAGTGCTTGCTGCAGATCCGTCTTCTGCTAGTGCACGTGCTAATTCATCTTCATACAACAATTTCATTTGTTGTACTATTTGTGGATTAAATTTTTGAGCTAAATAAAAAGCTAAACCTGAAGCCATACATGGTATAAATCTATATGGAGTATCTGTTGCATCTGTATATGTTGCATCTGCATCTTGAATTCTTTTTACAAAAAACATATGAACAAATTTTGCTGCTGCAGTAGAATCTGGTGTTGGATAAAATGTAACGGTTGTTTTATCTATAAGTCTTTGAACAAAATATTGTGAAGGGGTTCCTTTAGATAATTTACTTGCAAGAGCAGAATAAGTTGTTCTAGTAATTTTAGTTAATGCTGAATCAGATTGAGTTGTTTCACCTTTATTTGTTCGGTATGTTGCTTCTAAAACATCAGAAATTCCATAAGTAGAAGTTCCAGTTGTTCCACCTGCTGTAGTAGCACTTGTTCCATCACCTGTAGCTCTGTAGAAAATATATTCTGCCTGGCCTTCAACAAGATCTATATTAGTATCTCCAACTTCCCAATAATGTAAGCCACGATTACCCCATTCCTGGAATAATATGTTTAAAGATCGTCTTGCTGTTTTTAATTGATAACCACTTACTGTTGAAATACCAATTCGCTCAAAAGCTTCTTGAATAATTTCATCAACAGCAAATGTTTTGTCGAACGTTACTGTTCCAGAAGTAGTATTAGCCATATGCTACCTCCTAGTAATTCTTAAGCCATTCGCATGTAATTGTAGCACTATCATTAGCTGTACAAGCTGGCATAACGATTTTAACGTCTCCAGTGAAATTAGTAGCTTCATTATTTTTAATACCACCAATTGAGCCATAGTCTAAAAATCCAGTTTGTTCTACAGTTAAAAAGCATGCATCAGTATCTGCATCCCACATTAATTTTACGGCGTCTACTTTTGCTGTCATAGATACACTAAACCATATTTTGTTTAATGTAACTGTTGCACAAGAATTTCCTAATGTATCTGTATCTAGACCAGAAACATCAACTACTGTAGTTGTGCCTCCAGAATTATCAGAAACATTTTGATAATGTGTGATTAATTTTTTTGTACCCTGATAAAGTGTTTGGTTTAATACTGCATCAGCCATTTTTATTCCTCCTTATCTAGGGGTAGAGTCATTACACTCCACCCGAAGAGTTTATTTATTATTGATCTGCAAATGCAGGCGCGTCTGCACCTTCTGAGTAACCCCAAATTAGCCAGTTAGTACTATCTTTAGCTAAAATGTTAATCTCCATACCACCGAAGTCTGTAAGAGTTAATTTTGAGTTAGAGTTTCCATCAGAATAAATAGTTACATTATCAGCATTTGAATCTGCATGAACAATACCGCCAATGAAATAATTAGCATTAGCACCTGTATCAAAGATAATGTTTTCTGCTTCTTCTGCAGCGCCACCATAAATAAATTTAAAGTGTGCACCAGCAACTGGTGATGGTAATGTAATCGTTCTATTTGCTGTGATCGCTGGAACTACAAGTGTTCTTCCACTATGTGTAGCAGTAGTAAGAGTTTTATCTTCATCTCCTAATGTGACAGGTCCATCACCCAAAGTGATGATTTCAGTAATCGTTCCAGTAGATGCCGCTTTACTGACTGTCTTAAATGTATCTTCAGATCTTACTGGACCTGAAAAAGTTGTTTTTGCCATAATTATCCTCCTAGTTTTTGAACATAGTCTCTAGGCCGTCGACTATACTCGTCTATGTTCTTAATTAATTGTATAGTGATTTTTCTATACTCTATTTTTAAATAAAGTGCAAGAGATCCCTAGGAAAAAAATTGATTTTTGATAGCGCTTAAGTGGCTATCGAAACTTCGGCCTTGGCCTCGTCTATTTTGGTTTGAAGCGTTTGTTCTTCAAACTCTTTGGCAACAATCTCTTTAATAAT